CATTTCAATCGTTTTAATAATTTGGTATCCAACAAAATTATTATACGATTCTAATTGATGTCTAACGAGACGCTCCAAATGTTGATCTTTAAAATAGGATTCAATAATACTCCAAGGAGTTTCAATATATGGATCTTTTTCACAATCAAAAGTTTGCTTCCCAATAATATGTTCAGTGTTCATTTTGGTTTGTTTACTAGTAAGTATATGAGCGTTTAAATCCATAATTGCGGTTATTTTATATTTCAATTTATTTTTAAATTGTTTTAAAATATATATATGATAACGTTTTATACATATATTTTTGAAGTAATTATGAGTTATATTTATATTTTTGAAATAATATAAATGTATTTTACACAAGTAATAAAACAATGAATAAACGGCCTAGAAAACAAGAAAAAATACGTACATCTAAACCCAAATTTAGATCTTTTACAGATATTAAAAATTATAATAACTTTCTTTTAGAATTGGATAATAAATCTAAAAAGGTAACAGAAACTGTTCCTGAAAAAAAAGATTCTCTTGAAAATAATATAAAACGAATTAATTCGGATTATGAGAATAATAATTTGAATTCTCTTTATTTTAATGGTCAAGATAAATGGGAAGCACTATTATTGGCTATTGAAAAACAATTTGATCCAAATCTATATGAAGAAAAAACAAATAAAAATAATTTTATACATAATAAAAATCCTATTATTGAACACTCTGAAAAAAATAAACCAAAAATAAACATTAATGTAGAAATAAACAATATTTCTGATCTATTAAAACTTGTAGATAGTTATCCTGACTATAAAAACGTGCATTATAATATTGATATTGAATCATTGCATAAAATTAAGGAACCATTAAGTGAATTGAATAATATGATAGGAATGAAAGATCTAAAAGAAAATATTGTTGATCAAATATTATTTTATATTCAAAAACTACACACTACAAATTCAATAAATAAAGGTAATGATTTTATGCATACTGTAATTTATGGTCCTCCTGGAACTGGTAAGACTGATATAGCAAAAATTATTGGCAATATATTTACTAAAATGGGTATATTAAATAAAGGTACATTTAGAAAGGTAACTAGGGCTGACTTAATTGCTGGTTATTTAGGTCAAACTGCGTTAAAAACTAGAGATGTTATCAAAGATTGTTTAGGAGGTGTGTTATTTATTGATGAAGCATATTCACTCGGTAATGAGGAAAAACGAGATAGTTTTTCTAAAGAATGTATTGATACTTTATGCGAAGCATTAAGTGATCATAAGGATAATCTAATGGTTATTATTGCTGGATATGAGAATGATTTAAATACATGTTTTTTTAATTATAATCAAGGATTAAACTCACGTTTTACTTGGAGATTTAAAACTGATGAATACTCTGGAGAGGATTTGTACAAGATTTTTATTAAAAAAGTAAGTGACGGAAAATGGTCAATTGCAGAAGATTCTGAAATTAATGTTAAATGGTTTGAAAAAAACAAAAAACATTTCAAATTTTATGGAAGAGATATTGAAACATTATTTGCTAAAACAAAAATAGCACACGGTAGAAGAGTATTTTGTTTAGATGAAGATCTTAAAAAGAAAATTACCCTTAAAGATATTGATAGGGGTTTAGAAATTTGTTTAAAAAATGAAGAAACATCTAACAAGGACAAGGAAAAATTTAATAAGATATTGCAATCAATGTATTGTTAGTTAATCAATGAATTTTAATGCGAAATTGTTTTGTGTTTTAATTACAAAAATGTTTTTTTATTATAATACATGTCTAGTAAAAAAACAATTCAAATAAATCCAGAGTTATTTAAACTTCCTGGTTCAAAAACTAAAAAAAATAGGGAAAAAAAGGAGTTGGTACTTGCTCCTGTTGTTAGTCCTAATAATCTCAAAAACAAACTTTTGAAGAGAATTAAAGAACACAAAACTAATGAGTTAAAAAAGGACTCTAATAAACCTGATTCTGAAAAAATTACACAAGAGTTTTCTGATGAATTCCATAGTGCAGTTAATTATTTGTCGGATTTATCAAATAAACAAAAAAGAAACATTGAAAAAGAAAAATATAAACGCAATTTACAAAACAAAACACTCAAAAATACATCTAACACATTTGTTAGTTCTAATCAGCAATTCGTTTCATTAGATTTACCACCTGAATTAGAAGAATCATTTAATAATGATTCTAAAGAAGTTTTTAATATCAATTATAAACCTGATCAAGATGTACCCTATGGATGTTTAAAAAATGGTATTAAACCATCATATAGAACTTGGATCAAGACTAAAAAAAATTATGATGATTTTTCATCATCTCTTCCAGATTTGGATAATTTAATTAGACCTCCAACACCTCCAAAAAAACATCCAGCAGAAAATATTTCTTTAAATGGTGTCAGTGCAATATTGGAACCTAATATAACATCACAAAATAAATCCAATCGGGGAGAAAGATTAGAATTAATTAAAAATAAGTTAAAACAAATACAAGATCAAGAAAATGCAGATAAAATGAAAAAAATGGAAGAAATTAATGCAGTGGCTGCTGGTATGGGGATAAATTCATCATTTGATGTTTTAGGTACTATGCCTAAAATAGATTTAGGGGACATTGAAAATGATAACAGCAATGATATTGATGAACTCTTTAAGACAAGAAGTATTGATAATGAAAGTAAGAATACAAAACAATTTTTAAAAAAAACTACAAAAAGGAAATTTACGTTGGGAAAATCTGATGCGTTACGAAAGGTAGCAGTACTTATAAAGGATAAACAAACTAGAAAAAATATAATTAACACTCAGAAAACTTTAAAAAAAACACATATTAATGATATTCGCAAATATTTACGACAACATGGCATTATTAAGGTAGGAACTACTTGCCCCGCGGATATCTTAAGAAAAACATTTGAATCTGCTATGTTAGCAGGTGAAATAACTAACACTAATAAAGAAACCCTTCTGCATAATTTTCTTAATGATGAAACAAAATTATAAACTTTTATCTTATGTTAATTTAATGGACACTATACCTCAGAATTTACCCAACAATCTGAAAAAATATTTTAATCGGTTAAGTGAATATTTGGATACGCCATTGTATTTTTATGGATCTATAACAAGAGGAGATTATATTCCAGGTAAAAGTGATATTGATATTGCTGTTTTTGATGATAACGAATATAGTATAATGGCAAAATTGCAACATTTTTTACATGTTAAAAGATCAAACTTTAGTAAGGTTGTATGGAAATTAAATAATAAAATGATTTACGGATATAAAATAAAATGTAAAAAGCATACAGGAATAGATTGTGAAATATCTGTTTATAACAATTATTTTAAAGATATGTTACTAGAAGATTACCGTAGCGGTATGAATCCTTCACTTACCATGTTTGTGTTTTTATATATTCTTAAATTTTTTTATTATAATATCCCGTTATTATCCAAGCAAACATATTTATCAATTAAAAAAAAGGCATACGATGTTGTTTCAAAACATGAAAATTCAGAATTTTTAGTACTAAAAGATAATTAATAAAAAAATAAATAAAAATTTATATTTATATAATATAATGAATAATAAATTCAACAATTCTATTTCCTTATCTATGTTATCTAACAATAACAATAACAATAACAATAACAATAACAATAGACATATCAAAGATACCGATGAATTTGATTTTGCAATGTGTCATGGGTATGGGTACTGTTATTGTTGTTAAAGAAGACGAAATAGATGCAGCGAAAATAGATGATGATAATGAGAATGATAATGATACCGATGATGGAAATGATATTTATGAATCTATGATGAGAATAATAATAAATAATAATAAATGTTACGATAAATTTAGACAAAACAATATATCTATAAACAATCATAAAAACAAAAAAGAAACATGTAAATATAGAGCCTCATCACCAATTCCAATACCATTTAACAAATCTGTGATGAAATAGTAATAAAACAATAAATAATATATTTAAAAAGATATTAAATAAATTATATAATCTAATGTCTTTAATAAAAGAATATCTTGAATTAACAAAAAAATATTCAGAAGAGTTTGGGGAACTAACAATAATTTTAATGCAAAATGGTGCTTTTTTTGAAGTATATGCGTTAAAAGACGAAGATGACAATTTTCATAGTAGTCGTATTGTTGATTTTTCTAGAATGTGTGATCTAAATATTGTAGATAAAAAGGCATCTGGTGACAAAAATGTTATTATTGATAATAATAAAGTCGTAAATGCTGGTTTTAAAACACATTTAATAGAAAAATATATAAAAAAACTTCAGGACAATGGTTATACTGCAGTTGTTTATCAAGAAGATGAAGAAGATGATCCAATAACTAAGAAGAAAAATAGAAGTTTAACAGGTGTATATTCCCCTGGTACTTTTTTTTCATCTGATCCGGAACTAATAACTAACAACACATGTTGTATATGGATGGAAGTAAAAAAACCCTCATTGAGAAACTCAACAAACCATATTTATATTGGAGTTTCTCAATTAGATATTTATACAGGTACATGTAGTATTACAGAATATAATGAGATTTACATAAATAATCCCACTACATTTGATGAATTAGAAAGATTTATATCTATTTATAGACCAAGTGAAACCATAATAGTGAGTAATTTATCTTCTCAAGAATTATCAAATATTGTTAGTTACATAAATTTACAAAGTAAATCAATTCATTATGTTAGTTTAACTTCTAGCAATGATAAAAATAATAGTACAAATAAGAATGCCCAAAGGGTTTTAAATTGTGAAAAACAAGTTTATCAGTACCAATTGTTAAATAAATTTTATAAAATTGCTGATATAAATTCATTCATGAGTATATTTAATGAAAATGTATATGCTTGCCAATCATTTTGTTATTTATTAGATTTTATATTTCAACATAATCCATATTTGATTTACAAAATTTCGGAACCTATTTTGGAGAGTACTAACAAAAAATTAATATTGGCTAATCATTCTTTAAAACAATTAAACATCATTGATGATGATAATTACAAAGGTAAATATTCATCTGTTGTTAAAATGTTGAATGAATGTATAACCGCAATGGGTAAAAGAAAATTTTCATATATATTTTTGAATCCGATAACAGATGAAACCGAACTTCAAAGAGAATATGATATAACCGAATATTTATTAGATAAAGAAGAAAGTTATAATGTAATAAAATCACTTCTAACTAACATCAAAGATATTTCTAAAATAAATCGTCAAATAATCTTAAAAAAAGTAAATCCAAAATCATTGTATCAATTGTACGATGGTATTTGTAAATCTAAACAGTTGTACAATATGATTAAAGAAGACAGTGTGTTAGTTGCATATTTGAAGTATAAAATAAAGAATTTTGATAGATTAATAAATGATATAAATAGTGTACTAGATTACATAAATTCTGTCTTATTTATAGAGGAGTGTAAAGATATAGATATAATTCAGAAGACAGAAAAAAGTTTTATAAAAAGTGGTGTAAATGATGAGTTGGATCATCAAATAAAAACGTTATTTGAATCTAAAGATCAATTAGAATGTTGTCGTGCCTATTTTGATTCAATTATTTCAAATTACGAAACTAGTGGGTTAAAAATAAAAAAGACAACAAAAAAGAAAAAACAAGAAGAATTAGAAGAACTTGAAGAAGATAGTAAAAGTTATGTTAAAACATATGAAACCGAAACTCATAATTTTAGTCTATTAGCGACAGAAAGGAGATGTAAAATTTTAAGTGAAATTTTGACAAAAGGTAAATCAAAAAATATTATACTGAGGTACAAATCTAGTTATTTTGGAACTGAAAATCAGTTTACTTTAGATATAGGTACAGATCCAATACAATTTTCAAAACAATCAGCAGCAAATCATAATATATTTAATAAACAAATAAAAGAATTATGTAAAAATGTAAGTACAATAAAGGTAACATTTATAGAAACATTGAATAAAGTTTATAACAGTATAATACATAGTTTAGAAGAGTATAATGAAAAGATAGAAATGGTATGTGATTTATTAACATATACTGATGTTGTATTTTCAAAAGCGCTAATAGCAAATAAATATAATTATTGCAAACCTGAAATAGTTAAAACTGAAAACGAAAAATCGTTTATAAAAGCGGAAAATTTACGTCATTGTTTAATAGAAAAAATCCAGCAATCAGAATTATATGTATCCAATGATGTAACAATAGGTGATAGTATTCAAGATGGTATATTATTATATGGTACTAACGCAGTAGGAAAGACAAGTTTAATTCGTGCGATAGGTATTGCTCAAACAATGGCTCAAGCAGGGTTATACGTTCCAGCAACGAGATACAGTTATCATCCTTATAAATATATTTTTACTAGAATATTAGGTAATGATAATTTATTTAAAGGTTTATCTACATTTGCTGTGGAGATGTCAGAATTAAGAACAATTTTGCGCCTGGCTGATAAAAATAGTCTAGTATTAGGTGATGAGTTGTGTTCCGGAACGGAGAGTATAAGTGCTGTAAGTATTTTCGTTTCTGGTGTGCAGGCTTTACATAAAGTGGGTTGTTCCTTCATATTTGCTACACATTTACACGAAATTATTAATTATGATGAAATTGTATCGCTACATAGTGTAGCGTTAAAACATATGAGCGTAGTTTATGATAAAGAAAAAGATTGCCTCATTTATAATCGTAAACTACAAGATGGTCCAGGAAATAATATGTATGGCTTAGAAGTATGTAAGAGTCTAAATTTGCCACAAGATTTTTTGGAAAATGCTCATAATATAAGAATGAAATATCATCCTCAATCCGCTAGTTTATTAGAACAAAAACCATCACATTTCAATGCTCATCATATTTCAGGAGGGATGTGTGAAAAATGTGGAAACCGATTAGCAGTAGATGTTCATCATTTGATTTTTCAAAACGAAGCAAATGAAAAGGGAGTAATTAAAAAATCAGGACTTGTTTTTAATAAGAATACAAAGGCAAATCTAATTAATTTGTGTGAAGAATGTCACAACGAGATTCATAAAACTAACAAAAAATATAAAAAATCAAAATCAACCAAAGGTACAATTTTACAAGAAATATCATAAATTATTCTTCATTTTCAATATCTAATTCTTCATTTTTTGATGAATATAATGATAATTTTGACTTAAATTCATTAAAATTAGTACATTTTTCAAAGTTTCCATTATGATAATCAACAATATAAAACCCATTAAAATAATAACTTATGCTACATAAACAAGTTTCAAGAAAATAAATAATATTATTTTTGTCTTCATCGGTAATATTATTATTATCAACAATGTTATAACATGTTTCAGTATATCCTATAAATAATTTTGAATTGGTAAAATAATTTAAAAGTTCCCTGCATGGATGGTAACCTGAAATAATAATTCCATCACAAGATTCAATATTTTGTTTTAATATTGGTGTCATATTAAATTTAATATTGGTAGATATATAGTATTTAATAGTTTGGTTGGTTGTTTTGTTAGTGAACACTAACAATGTTGGGTTAATTATTTTAGTTTTATCAAAGAAGTAGTATAATTGTTGTTTGAGTGATAATACTTTTTGGTGATATTTGTTATCAATAACATATTCTGATTCTAAAATGAAACCAAAATCTTCACATATGTCTATCAAATAATCAACAAATTTTTTTCTGTAAAATCCGATATGAAATTGAGGACATTCTGAATCAAACTCACTTCTAGGTTGAGTATCAATAAATAAAAATTCTTTAGTTTCTCTAAAATGTACGACAGGATCTAAATGGTGTCCTGCTCCTACATATAATATTTTATTACAAATTTTCATTATAATAAAATATAAATAAATTTTAAATTATTGTTTTTAATATTTTCTTCTGTATCTTCTAGTTTTGTTTCCAATTTTGAACATTTCAAGAAATTTTCGTGTCATACGTTGTAAAAATGGTACAGATTGTTGTCCAGTTGTTATAACTTTAGAACCAACATTTTCCAAACCAGATTTAACCTTAGGCATATATTTTTGTGAAGTGGTTTTTGCTACGCTAACACTTTGTTCTAAAGTTTTGTTAATAATATTTTTTCTAGAGCGTCTTTGCCGATGTCTGTGTCTAGGCATTATACATTAAATGAATAAAATAAAAATAATGAATTATATATTCCTTTTCTAAATGTAAAATATATGAGTGATATTATAGATTTTATAAACTCTAATTATTTGAGTATTGTTTTGATAATTTTATTTACTTTAGGCTTGTTAGTTATAATAAATTTAAAAGGTTGGGATTTAAACGTTACTAAGCCGAATTCAATATTAAAGCAAGAAGTTGTAGTGGAAACATTTAATGAAAAAAATATGCAGGATTCACCTGAAAATATAGAAAAAATAAAATTAGAACCGGCAGAGAGTTTTTGTGATAGTTATTTAGGTAATTCTTCAGATTTAGAAAAGGCATGTAATGAGTTGACAGAATCCAATTGTGGTTTAACGCGTTGTTGTGTGTTTACAAGTACAGGTAAATGTGTAGCAGGTAATTTATTTGGTCCTACATATAAAACAGATAAAGATGGTAAAATGATAACAATGGATGCTTATTATTATCAGAATAAGTGTTATGGGTCGTGTCCTACATAATGTAGCGGATAGTATGAACAACACACATAAAATGCCATCGCTACATTATGTAGCATCATCACCCCCCGTCAATAATTGACGCACTTTTATATTCGCATCTGACGACAATTGACTCACTATCTCGTCATTATTATAATCATATAAATATATCACCTCTTTTATACCACACGATGCTATTGATCTAAAACAATTTATACACGGATAATGTGTTACATAGATTTTTGCATCTAATAAACTTGTACCTCTCTTCGCACAATCTGCTAACGCATTTATTTCACTATGAATTATTGACTGCTCATGACCGTCCTTTATTCTTGAAACATGTGGAGCACCACATATATAACCATTATAACCCATTGATATTAATCTATTATCTTTTACTACAACTGAACCTACATGCAATCTTTTACATGGACTACGTTGCGAACCCAATAACGCTATTGACATAAAATATTCATCCCAATTTAACCTTTCTTTATTTTTTTTTGTTATTTCCGATATTTCTAAAAACATATTATAGTTTATTTTGTAATATATTTTTAAATATTTAAATTATTATTTAAAAATATGTTTCGTTACTTTGTATTATGAATAATATTGATATATGGAATATTAATTACAACACTCCTACACAAAATATTATTGATTTTTTTTATTCTAATCAATCACCTACATCTACATATTTATTAGATTTACAAAAATCAAGTTATTCTCTCATTGAACACGTTGTACACAAAATATCTATGTTTCATTTTAAACGACTAAATATTGAAATCACACAAAATATATTTGTTGAATTTTGGTGGAAAACTAACACACACCAAGACGAATTTCATTTAGATTGCGATGAACATGTTAAAAAAACATCATCCAAATATATTCATCCTTTATTATCAACTGTTACTTATTTTAACAATCATAATTGTCCTACCATTATTACAAATATTGATTTTAACACATACAAATTTAAAGAATTTGATAATCAAAATTCTCTTTTTGTATCTTTTCCTAGAACTGAAAAACATATCACATTTAATAGTACATTATTTCATGGAACTTCCAATTTTTTTTATGAAAATGATCATATTGAACCTAGATATATACTAGCCATTAATTTATGGAATCAACAACCTCAAAATATTGACTATTATAATCCTGATATTACTACCTACATTGATAATTCAGAAATAAGTATTACACAAAATAAAAATACACCTATAAACCAATACGTTTCTCCTGATTTTATTGATTTTAATTTCTTTCAAAGTTTATTATACAATAGAACAAACAATTTGTTTTTAAAATTTGGAAAACTGCTTCAATTACCACTTGAATATGACTCTTTTTTATTTATCAAAGATGATCCTATTAAAAATAATTTACAATTATCATTAAATCATGATCAAAAAAATATTGCAGGCGATATTCAATACATTCTTGATCATGTTACTAATATTAAATATAATCGGTTTTTTCAAAGATTTTTATTTTCTAATATATATACCCCTGATATTTGTAAATGGATTATTAATGAATCTGAACTATATGCAAAAAATAACGGAGGATGGATAACTAATAGACATAACGCATATCCTACTACAGACCTACCAGTACATTATATTAAAAGTATTTTTAATTTTATTTGTGAGACGTTTGAAACAATTTCCTACAAAATAAAAGATTCTTATGAATTAGATGAAAATATTAAAATTAATTTTACTGATGTATTTGTTGTTAAGTATAAATTAGAAGAACAACATTTTTTAGAAATGCACCAAGATGGATCTTTTTTATCATTTCAAATTTTACTTAGCAATAACACAGATTTTGAAGGAGGAGGTACATATTTTGAAGATGGATTAACAATGAAACCTAAACAAGGGGATTTAATTTTACATAGCAGTAAGATTAAACATTCTGGACTACCTATTACCAAAGGTATAAGGTATATATTAGTAGGATTTGTGGATTTAATTGTACAACCGAAAACATAATGTTATTTAATCATATAACCATATTATTTGCATAGCACCATTCCATCCACCACCGCCACTACCACCAGAACCACCGCCTCCTCCACTATTTCCACCACCGCCACCAACTCCGTTTTCGACTGTAAAAGATGGAGCAAATGGAATATTAACTGTTTGATAAAATTGAGGATAATAATTTGGACCGCCTGCATATTGACTATTTGAAGGAGAACCAGGACTATCATTTGAATTTCCTCCATAAGAATTTGTAGAATTGTTCGCATACCCATACGCACCATTTCCACCTCCTCCACCATTTCCACCATCCGCTTTAGCGTATATATTTCCGTCACTGAATTGAATATAACTTGCTGTTCCAGCACCACCATCTCCACCTGTTCCACCTGTTGTACTTTGATTATTACCACAATCAAAATTTGCACCACTAAAATTTGATTTTGCGCTATTACCACTACCACCACCACCACCACCACCACCCTGACCAATAATGACATTTAACTTTGTATTATTTCCTACTTCTACATTACCAGCAAAATATGAGCCATACCCACCTGGTGATCCAGCACCACCATTTGCAGTGTTACCTTTACCATTACATCCACATTGTATTGATACACCACCACCAGCACCACCTCCACCACCACCTCCACCTACCGCTATTATATTCATTGATTTACACCCACTCGGAATAGATACATTGTTAGACGAACTAAAATAAACATTGCTATAATTTGCTGTAAATGTTGTACTACTATTAGCCAATTGATTGTTTTGGTATAAATAATCAAAATTACTTGGTCTAAATATACTATAATTATATGAAAATGTTGATTGGGGAAAATTATAGTAACCTGATTGAGGTGTAGTGTTTCCATTATTGACAACAATTTGGTTTAAATTTATTCCTTTATAATAATATTGAGACATAATACTAATAATAATTATTATTTTTTTTATTTTTATTTAAAAAATATACATGTATTGATATTATGTCCTTTATTGAAAGTTTAATTTATAAAAATGAAAATGCTATTTCTAAATTTTTGTGTGATGAAATTATTACAATGTTTGAAGTTCAAGACAATAAATTTGATGGTACTACTTTAGGAGGTGTTAATAAAGACATAAAAGATACTACGGATTTTATAATTCCTAGAAATACAAATGATATAATTCTAAAACAAAAATGGGAAAAAATTGATAAATTTTTAGAAAAAGAACTGAATAGAAATGTTAAATTATATATTGATGAATTACAAAAATTTACATTTAATAACATAACTGAAGACCATACAAACAGACAATTTTGTATTTTAGATTCTAATTTTGTTGGAACTACTGAATTTATGATTCAAAGATATTTACAAAACAAAGGTAAATATATATATCATAATGATTTTCGTATTGATTGGGATCAAAAAAAACATAGAGTTATCACATATTTATTTTATTTGAATGATGTGGAAGAAGGTGGAGAAACTGAATTTTGGGGATCATACAAAATTAAACCAAAGGCAGGTACTTTAATTTTATTTCCGGCTTCATGGCAATTTCCTCATAGAGGTATAATGCCAAAATCATCTAATAAATATATTATTACAGGTTGGTTATACGTATTGCATAATAAATAAACATAATCAAATATAAAAAAATTGATTTTATATTAAACAAATATAGAATAATTATAATATTATATATAAGAGACAATGATCATTCCTATTAAATGCTTTACTTGCGGTACAGTAATCGCTGATAAATATCGTTACTATTGTGAAGAAGTACGAAAAAGAAAAATGGCTAAAGATTTACACGTTGATAAAGTTATTTATTTAACTCAAGAATACAGCGAAAAAACTCCTGAAGGTGAGGTTTTAGATGAACTTGGACTTAAAAAAATGTGCTGCAGAAGACATATGCTTACACATGTAGATATTGAGTAGAAATAAATTATAATTTAACCCTTATTTAATAACCCTTTATTATAATTAATTTACTATTTATTGTACTTTTTTTTAAGTGTATAATATATAAATGCCTAAACATAGTCGTAAAAATAAACGCAAATTTAATAAAACCAAGAAACAAAAATTTTTTAATATGGTCGGATGTTCTAAAAAACATAAGCACAATAAATCTTGTAAAAAGAATTTAGACAACACTAGATGCAAACATTGTGGACCTAATTGTCATTGTGGACCAAACTGCAACTGTCCACATCCTTGTCCCGGAAATTGTTATTTAAATAGAAGAATGAAAGGTGGACAAGGTTGTGGATCATGTGGTTGTCCTGTTGGCGGATTATCATGGAGTCAAATGAATAAATTTGGCGGAGCAAGCAGTATACCAGGTACTTCTATTTTGGGAACCGGACAATTTGGAGGAACTTGCGGACAATGTAATACAATTCAGCCAATGACCGGAGGAACTTGCGCTCAATGTAATACAATGACAGGAGGCGCGTTTTATAAAACTAATATTCCGCCTATTCCTGGACCAAATGTAGGAAGCACCTGGCAACCTCCTATTTCTAAATGGCCTGGGGTTGATCATGTACAAGGAAATAGAAATCAATTTGAAAATATTAAATCATTTATCGCTTATGATCCTAGCAGACAAATGACCATGAATGATGCTGGATACAAATCTTTATACAGTCTTATTGGAGGTAAGGGTAAAAAACACAAAAAACAAAAAGGAGGTACTTTTTTACCCCAAGATTTAGTTAATTTAGGACGTGATTTTTCTTATAATTTAAAATCGGCATATAATTCTCTTAACGGATATGGTGCACCTGTAAATCCGTTACCATACGAAGGTCAATTAACGCGTTCTTTATATAATAATAATTTTTAATTTATTTTCTCAAGATATCTCATAATGGCTTTCCCTACAAAACTAAGTCAATTGTGCACTCCTGCTTACATTTATTTTATTATCGCTATTATTGGATTAGCATTTGCTGCTGTTCAAAATATGGGTAATAGTAATAAATATAATTTAGGAATGTTTTCTTGTAATGTTCCCAGTTGTATCGCTGTTTTTATAATTAAAATTATATACGTGTTATTCTGGACTTGGGTATTGAATTTAATATGCAAAGATGGTCACACTGGTATTGCTTGGTTCTTACTTTTCCTTCCTTTTATTCTTTTGTTTATTATTATGTTTACTGTATCTGGATATCAAAAGAAACAAGGGAAAAACAAAAATCAATAAAAATATATAATTACTATATTTTAAAACACTATATTTTATATACAATATATATATATATAAAATATGAACAAAATACAAACTGCCATTGGATTGTTAATTTTTATTATAATTATTATCTCTATGTCTATGATTTTTGGAAATCCATTAGCCGAAAATTTTAGAGGTGGAGGTGGAGGTGGAGCAGGTATGGCTAGAGGAGGTTTAATTGGTAGAGGATACGGCATTGGTAGTGCTGGGTTTGATCTACCTTATCGTGCAGCAGTACGTCAAAATATTTTAGATGGAAATATGCCTTATCCCGCAGGAAATGCTTATCTTGCGGCTGTTCCAACCTATGTAGTTTCTGAAAATAATGATGAACCCTTATATTTTGGGTTTCTACCTAAACAATTTTAAATTATCCAAATACAGTGAATTTTGCAACGTACATACCAAATAATATTAATATCATTCCAGTGTAATCATCTATTGTTGTTGGTAATTTTAACCAATATGCGTTTGACCATAATTGTGCTAAGAAATCAAAAACATATGATGACAATGAAATTTGAGGGGCTGTCAAAAATGTATTACCTATTCTATTTGCTGGTATCAAAAACATCCATTCAATTGATGCCCAAAATTCAGAAGACAAAATTTTTTCAAATATATTTGCATTCTTCATATCGGGTGTTGTCTGGGTAAATAAAGCAGCATCCATTGTTAAACCTATCATTATATTTAGGAATAGCCATATTAAAAAAGTTAATATAAAATTCATTATATAGTATATACATATAATAAATGAACTATACTAAATTACCTTATTATGCGTTATTTCTATTCTTATTTATATTTGCGCAAAGTCTATCTATGTGGGGTCAATACGTGACATTACCATATAAAAATTTAACAATGTGGGAAGCATACAAAATAGCAATTCCTTATGCCTGGATGGATTGGATTGTTATGACTTTTACCGTACTTGTTGGAGATAAATATAAATTAGTTACACCCACACAAGATACATTTTTATTAATTATTATACAATTCTGTTTAATACTAATTATAAATTATGTATACTTAAAACAGAAATTAACGCGTAGTGATATTTTTGCATTCATTATTATTTTATTTGGATTTTTTGTTAGTTTTTTTCATTTAGTATCTAAAATGTTCAATATACCTATTCCAGAACACCCTGGATTTAAAAATCCAGATGAAGCCTCTTCTACAGTTCGTGTTCAAAGGTATAATTCTCTAGTAAGTACTAGCGGTATAGGAAATATTGATCCAGCACCATTAAAACCAAAAATAAATAATACTAAATAATTAAAATTGAAACAAAATATATAAAAGTAATTTATTATACAATTATACAATTATAACATGTCCATTTATGAAAAAAACTTATCCGAACCATGGTTTTCCTTGATAAAATTTAGAATCAAAACCGTTGAAGGACGATTAAATAGAGGGGACTTTGCAAATATGCAAATCGGTGATATTATAATATTTACAAATAATGAGTTAGATTTTGAACGAAAATTTCAAATTGAAATAAAAAATATATTGTATTATGATAATTTTCAAACGTATTTAGAAAATGAATCATTAGACAGATGTCTTCCTACTATAGATACAATAGAAAATGGGTTAAAAATTTATTATAAATATTATAAAAAACAAGATGAATTAGAATACAAAATTAAAGCATTTATATTTTGATTTTGTTAGTTTTAAATGAAAGAGGTGTAAAATTATATTATTTTATAAATAATATAAGATTATTATATGTCAAATATTATTAAGGTAAAAAATGGTTTAAGATATAATATGAATGGGTGGGTATATATTTCTATTAAAGGTAATCCTAGAGAACGTGGTTATGCTTATGGAAAACTTATTGCTCAAGATATGAAACAAGTTAAACGCATTTTAGATTTTGTTATTTATACGGATTATGGAGTAAAATGGGATTTTTTTGTACAAGCAGCCAAAAAATACTTTAGTCAAAAAATTAAAGATCAATTTCCGGAATTTTATGAGGAAATGTTAGGATTTTCTGAAGGTGCAAATATGTCTATAGATGAAGTTGTTGCATGGAACAATTATTTTACATTAACAGAAGGTTGGTGGGCTAATTTACCCGAAGAAGAATCTATTGCTATTAGAGGTGTTGCTGCTTCTAACGCATCTACTATTACAACTAGAGAAGGTGGAGCACAAGAAAGATGTAGTGCTTTTATTGCTGTTGGAAATTGGACAGCAGATGGTAAAATTGTATGTGCTCATAATAATTTTTCTAATTTTGCAGATGGTCAATTGGCTAAATATGTTATTGATTTGAATCCTACTAAAGGAAATCGTATTTTAATGATGGGATTTCCTGGGTGGATTTGGTCTGGTACTGACTTTTTTGTTACATCTGCTGGTATTTTAGGAACCGAAACAACTATTGGGGGATTTATAGCATATGAGAATAATATACCTATTTCATGTCGTATTCGTAATGCTATGCAATACGGAAATAATCTAGACGATTATGAAAAAATGTTATTAGATGGAAATAGTGGAGATTATGCTAATTCATGGTTATTTGGAGATACTAACAAAAATGAAATTATGCGTATTGAATTAGGATTACGTTTTCATAAAACTGAACGTACATCAAATGGATATTTTATTGGATTCAATGCACCATATGATCCTAGAATAAGAAATTTGGAATGTGTAAATACAGGTATTGATGATATTAGACGTCATCAAGGTGCTCGTAAGGTTAGGTTGGCCGATTTAATGGATACTTGGAAAGGAAAATTGAATATTGATATAGCGCAAAAAATTATATCTGATCATTATGATGTTTATTTGAATAAAGAAAATCCTTGTTCTCGTACTTGTTGTGCGCATTATGAATTAGATGCACGAGAGTATATGTCAGATTCATCTAGACCAAAACCATTTCAACCTCGGGGAGCATTAGATGGTAATGTTGTTGATTCAACTATGGCTAGAAATATGTCTTTTTCTTTACGTTGGGGAAATTCATGTGGTATGCCATTTGATAAAAATAAATTTTGTGATGAAAATCGTGTATGGGATTATTTAAGACCATATTTAGAAGACAGACCTCAGCAACCATGGACTACATTTTCTATAACTAAAAAAATGGGAAAAATAGAATCAAAAAAACAACGAGTTAAACGTAATAAAACTATGAGAAAATAACAATTTATCTTCTTACATTAATATTAAAATAAAATATATAATGTACGGATCCTGCCACGGCTAGAATAAAAAAACCTAATGACATAATAATTAATAATACTATTTCTAACATAATTATCTTTATGGTATTTGTTAATAATATTTTAAATATATTTAAAAAATGTTTTAAATTTATTATAATATTCTTTCTAATGACTGCATTTTTATTTATACCAGGTGTTTATTATACATTAACTTTAAAAAAAATAGGTACTTTTTTTAAAGTAAAATACATAGGAGAAAATATTGAAAGAAACACGCATATTTTTATTATATTAGAATTTATATACAGTAAAAATGGATCAAGTGTTAAATATCCTCACAAAGAATATGAACTTTCTAAGGAGGCGGTAAGTAAATTATTTTTTATATCAGAAGATCGGAGTATTTATTTTGACTATTCTTATTAATAAAAACGTCTAGTAATTGATTATTTTTGACACAAGACGAATTATGATGTCATATTTTTATGTGTTATTTTGATAGGTACCCTCAGTAACAACTTTTCTGTAAAAGTCGAAAAGGGAAATCGAATTTGGACAATTTAAAAATGTCCATTTTCGAAAATCT